TGCAAGCCACTAACGGCATAAAGACCTGCGCCCGTGACGCGCATTCTTTGATTTATTAAACCTGTATTGTAACTTGGCATATTATAGTCCTTCGAAATTTATAGACAACCTTATATCGTTTTGATTTACGCTTGTTTTGAAGTTGAATATTGAAGAAGAGCTAGTTTCTTCTGTTTCAATATAAATAGGTGCTGCACCTTTTAGTTGAGCAGGAGCTACAGCAGTTAATAAAGAAGTAGACGCGACGTTAAAAGAAGATGCCTCAGTGTTGCCAAAAAGGATTTTCTTTACATTAATAAAGTTACTGCCATTTAATGTCACTATCCCTCCGGGTAAAATAACTCTTGGAGTAAAATCAGTTATTACTGGTTTAAAGTGAGAAAAATCTTGTCTTAAAGAAAATTCTGAACGAACATATCCTTGAGCTTCAACCGAAGATTTTTTTGAAGATATAACTCCACCAAAAGATAGAGTATCTAATGGTTGCGCTCCAGTTTGCAAAGAAACATAAAAAGAACAAGGTACTCCTGAATAAGGTAGTGACGTATTGAAATTATCTATTTCAAAAGAAAGCGTTTGAGATCTTTTTCCTAGATAAGCTCTTCCACTTTGATCAAAAGTAGAGGCTCCTTCTTTATTGTATTTTTCTACTTCTCTTTGGTATTGATAACTAAAATTACTAAAATTATATCCATTAGAATCAAATGGAACACCATCTAAATTACCAGATAGATAAAAATTTGAAAAGTTTAATGGAGCAATTTCTGGTTGATTAGTTGGAGTAACAGCAGAAAAAGAACCCTTCAAAGTTTCAAACACCTTAAGCTCAAGATCCACTTTAGCTAAAGAGTCTGGAGATCCTTTTATTGAATAGTTTGTAATGTATCCATATTCAAAATAAAGACCACAGAAATTACCAGAAATACCCTGCTCAGAATTTTCACCCAATAAGTACTCTTTTACAAAGTCTTTTCCGGTTAAATAATAAGAAATTGAAAAGCTTGTATCTACTGTATCTTCTGGAGCATAGCTGTAAGAGTTCTTTTTAAATTCTTCATTATAAACTGGTGACAAAGAAGCATCAAGAGACATGTTTACATTAGTGGCTAATATATCAACGCCACTTAATTTAAATGTACAATTTTTATAGTTGAAAAACATTTAGAAACTCCTTTTTAATGATATTTTATTTTTGACAAAATCGTCAAGATTAATTGATGTGTCAGAAGAGTCTATTCTACTTCCTGAAGTATTTAAAATCATGATAGACTGGTCTCCAAAAGTAGTTATGTTAATCTTTGCATTTTCTGCTGTAGCTAAAGCAGCATTAGAAAAGTTCGAATTAGCATCTTCTACTGTAAAATCAAACGTTTCTTGTCCAACTGATAAATCTACTTGTCTTGGTCTTTGTTGTCCTACTGAATATATTGGATTCCAATTGATAGACATGTCATAAGAAAAATCTAATACATTGTATACTGTTGCTGTTCCTGAAACTTTAGCATTCCATGAATGAGCTATTCCAGATCCACTATTTAAATTGTTTATAGCTGATTTACTATTAAGAAATCCAGAAAGATCAGAAAAGCTAGAAAAAGAAACAGATGCTTGGACTTTAGAATTCGGATTTATTGTTAGTCCAAATCTAGAAGGATAAAAAGAACCAGTAATGCCAGCTATTACAACTTGTACTGGAATAACTGATTCTGGGAAACTATTTGTAAATACTCCAGTTTTAGCATAATCAAAACATTTATAAATAGGATCTGAAATATTAGGAAAGTAGGTAAAGCTTATATTTGTTTCATCTGCTTTAGTTTTTAATACCTGAGAAGAATTCTGCCTTCCAATAACATAAGTAGAGTTTATATTTCTAGAAATACCAATAGACGCATTTTGAGCCAGAACTACTCCTGACCCAAAACGGGAATTAAAAACCACTTCACATTCATTAAAATATTTCATCCTTTTACCTTATTTCAAATACCCTCTGTACCTTACCGTTATACCTACAGGAGAATTTACACTAGCGGATAAGTCTTCGGAAACGTCAATGAAATAACATAACGAGTTACCAAAATTAAAATTTACTGAATTTCCATTAAAATCTTTAGTATTAATGTAAAAATTACTTACATTCTTTAAATTGTAAGACAAGTCTGATAATTTTTGTAATGAATAACTATCTTGAGTTATATTAAATTCACAACTTACCTCAAGAGGATAGATTGTTTTTACAGAAAATGGAGTAGAAGACCCTAGATAATATGCGGGGCTTCTATTGGCGTTAATATTTAAATTGAATGAATTAACTCTGTTTGTCGTAAAATCTCCAATTCCTATATCTATCGTATTAGAATTAACCAAAGAAACTGCACTAGACTGGTTAAAAGAACCTGCGGAAGCTATTGATCCTGCATCATTATAAACTTCAAAATTAGCTCTTACTGTAGGAATTTCTCCGATTTGAGCCCCACAAGTATAAGAAGTTAAGTATCCACTTTGAAATCCAAATAAAATATTAGAGCTTGGATTTGCTTTTTTAGTCACAAATCCATAAACCCCAGCTTCTCCAGTGTAAGCTAGGAAGTCATTTGTTGTAGTAAGCAAGCTGGTTATAGACAAAGAGCCAGCTTTTGGCCCTTCTGGAGTATAAAAGCTGCTATTCATACCAAGATATTTGGTATGTTGAACTGGCATTTGATAGGACGCTTGTATATCCTGAACGCCATGAACTTGGGTTTGATTCAAGTAAAAATCCAAGTTCTGTTTATTTAGTCGAGATAATGCCATCTTATTTTAATATTTACACAAAAAAGTGTAATAATAAGTTGGTAAAAGGTAAAAGGATATGTCTAGTTCTATTTTTAACATCAGTTTATGGAATGCTTCATCTACATATAATAAGCATGACATTATCGTATATACAGATAATCGATATTATTATGCCAAAGCAGCCGTGCCACTTAATAATCCGCCCGTTTATTCTAGCGTCACATCTAATTCTGATGCTTATTGGGGCGGCTATTTCCAGCATCCAGTAGTAAAAAAAGACTATCCTTTGTTTATTTGGAAGCCTTCTTATCAAACACAAGCTAGTTTTGACCCAAAAGTCAACGTTATTAAGTATGGAGATGGTTACGAAAAGAGAGTTAGTGATCAAATTAATTTTAACCTTCTTAATTTTGATCTAAATTTTGATGGATTAACATTAGATGAATGTACTGCTATCCTTCACTTCTTAAGCGCAAGGGCAGCAAAGACGGCTTTTATCTATTACCCATCTGCTCCGTATTTAGTAGCAAGCACAGATGCTAAATTATTCGTATGCAGAAGGTGGAGTTCCTCTAATCCATTTTTCAATAATTTCTCTATAAAGGCAACATTTGAAGAAGTACCAGCGTAATTTATGGCTACACAAGAAATAAAAAATGCATCTCTAAAAGTAAACACAGAGTTTTTCTCTCTTGAGCCTTCTTCTATCATTTCTTTGTTTGAGGTAGACTTGACTGAAATTGGATTTGATACTTCGTCTCAATTTGTAATTAATATTAAAAACTTTCAAATAAATTTACCGGGAGCAGAAGATGGCGTTTTTAACTATCGTGTAATTCGATTACATAATAATCTTAAGCTCGGAAGGAACATTATCTATTGGAAGGGTGAGGCTTATTTACCTGCTCCTATCGCTACAGAAGGATTTGAAACAGCTTCAAGAGGTGTATTTCCAAAACCAAAAGTACAGATTTCTTTTTCTGATGACATGCTTGATGTGTTCAGCCTTTTTAGAGGTACAGTTGATTTTGGAGATTTAATTGGAGCAAAGTTTACAAGAATTAGGACTTTCGCAAAATTCCTTGATAGATCTAATTTCTATCAAAGCGATGGAGTTTCTGCACTGTCTCCAGATAAACTGATTATTCCAGATGGGTTTGATCCAGATCCTAATTGTGAATTTCCTAGAGATGTTTATTATTTTGATAGAAAATCTTCTGAGAATAAGAACAGTACTCAATTTGAATTATCAAGCGCAATAGATTTGGACAGAGCAAAACTACCAAAAAGAAGAGTCTTAAGCTATGTCTGCCCTTGGCAGTATAGAGGAGAAGGCTGTCTATATGAATACCAAACAAGATTGAACGAGGATACTCATGGCACTACTACGCCAATCCCAAATAAAAGCGATTCAACTGGAGTCAAAGCACCAGTTTGCGGTACAGAAGATGACCAAATAATTTCTAAGATGAGTGTTTTTTCTGGAACTGCCATTTCCAATAATCCTACTCTTTGGACTTTATCAACTACTTACAAAAAGGGAGATGTAGTTTTTATTACGAAAAAGAATATCAATTTTTATTTCATAGCAAAAACAAATGTACCTACGAACATTCCCCCACCAAATGGACAGTATTGGATAGCTGATCAATGCTCTAAGAGTATAAAAGGATGCAAGATAAGATTTGGAGAAAATGCATTGCCATTTGGAGGATTCTATGGCGTTTCTAATTACAATAGAGGGGCGTTGTAATGGTTTCAGAAGAGATAAAAGCTAAAATAAAAACGCATGCATTAAAGGAAAATCCTGAAGAATGCTGCGGTCTTTTAGTTTTAGATAGGAAAAATGTATTAGATTCTTTTCCGTGCCGCAATATTGCTCAAGATAAAGAAAACGAATTTGTTGTATGTCAAATAGATTATTTAAAGGCATCAATAAATGGTAAAATAATCGGTATTTACCACTCTCATTGTATCCAAGATAATTCATTCTCAGAATTAGATAAACAAATAAGCCATAAACTTAATCTAAAAAATATCGTTTATATACTTAAAAGAGACTCTTTCGAAGAATATTCCCCAGAAAATTACTATAACAAATACATAAATAAAGATTTTATAATTGGTAAATCTGATTGTTTGTCAATAATTGAACAATACTTTAATGAAGAGTTCGGCATAAAAATATCTCATTATCACAGAATGGAAGGTTGGGACAAAGAATATACAAGCTTTATTAGAGAACGACTTTCTGAAATCTGCGGCATAGACAACTTCGACGACTTCTTCAATAAAGAAAATTTTATAAAAATCGAAGGTATCGAAAATGCACAAAAGCATGATATAATAGCTTTCAAATACCTTGACAATTACCCTTCTCATTTTGGAATTTACCTTGGGCAAAACTACATCTTACACCAACCAAGAAACAAAAAATCAGTCATTGAAAAACTAACCGATGCAGAGAAGAGAAGAATATACTGCTTTGCAAGGAGTAAAGAACTATGCTAACGGAAGAGATTAAATTACAAATTATTGAACACGCTAATTCTTCTAATAATGAAGTTTGCGGGTTTTTGGTATATACAGACAAAGGAATCGAAGTTCAGAAAAAAGAAAACATCATTAATTCTGCCACTGAATTTATGATGAAAGTTGATGAGCAGTCTGATTACGCTGCTTATTATCATTCTCATATTGATTTTGACCAGATATCAGATGCCGACATGATTGTATCTGAAAGACTTGGACTTACCTGTATTGTTTACAATAAACAAAGCGGCACCTTTCATACTTATTCTCCTAATGGTTATAGGATTCAATACGAAGGAAGACCTTTCCTTTTAGGTTTCGCAGACTGCTTTTGGTTAGTAAAAGATTATTTTTGTCATGATTTAAATATCCATCTTACACCAGAACAAGAAGTATTGAAAGAGAATCTGAGTAAAGAACAATACGAATTAGCAATGGTTCAAAGATTTAGCAATGAAGCTGAAGTGTTAAGGACTAATGATTATTTAAAGACTTATTTTGAAATGAATGGGTTTAGACAAGTTTCTAATTTAAAGAAAAACGATGTCCTTATCATGAGGACAAAAGATTTTGATTTTCCCATTCACTGCGCTGTTTACCTTGGGGATGATACAATATTACACCATCCCGGCAATAATCTTTCTCTTACCGAAAAGCTTTCTAAGCAACGTAAAAAATGGGTAATTTACATAATGAGACATCACCTTTATGACTAGCATCACCTTACACGGAGAAATAGCAGAACAAGTAGGAAGAGAAAACTGGAATTTAAAAGTAAATTCCATAAAGGAAGCATTGCGAGCTATTCAAGTGCTTTCTAAAGGTAAGCTATTAAAATATCTAATAGGAGCAGCGGATAAAAGCGTAGAGTATAAAGTTTTAGTTAATAAAAGAGAAATAGTAAGTTCCGAAGACATCTCTTTGGAGAAACCAGAGTCTATTTATAATTCTGAACTGGTGATGATAAATGAAAAACTAAACACTTTAGATATCGTGCCAATAATTAAAGGCGCAGGAGGTAGAGGTGGCAGTACTGGAAAAGGGGTAGCAGCTTTAGTACTTGGAATTCTATTAATTGCTACCGGCGTAGGCGCACCCGCTGGTCTAGGGTTTGTAGCTGGCTCTACGACAAGCGCAGCAATTTCAGGAGCATTAATTGGAGCAGGTCTTGGTTTAGCCGTGGCTGGAATTACTCTTCTTATGATGTCTCCTCCAAAATTTGATGATTTTAGAAAAATCCAAGAAGATGGCAGCAAACCAAATTACTTATTTGACGGACCTTCTAACATTCTTGGAGAGGGCGGTCCAGTTCCAATTGGCTATGGCAGAATGAGAATAGGATCTCAGACTGTTGAAATTTCCATGAACAATGTTGAACTTGATACAAAGTCAACAGCAGCAGACGTAAAAGACCAAATTAATAATATATAAAAATGAACAATCTTGAAGATTTTAAATACATAAAAGGTTTTGGTGGTGGTGGAGCCGCTCAAGCCCCGCAGCCAACTCCTGCATATGAAGATACTGAGGGATTTTTATATGATGGTCTTACATATAATGTATATCAATTTGCAAAAGTAAAAGATCTTTTATCAGAGGGTCCAATTGGTGGTTTACTTGAAGGGCAATATTTATTTTCTGGTCAAGTTGGAGATTTAGGGTTTAAAAAAGTCACATATAATGAATACCCATCCATCGCAGGAGATGAAGGAGAGGTTAAGTATTTAAAATCAGTTCAATGGAATCAAACGCCCCTTTTAGATAGTCAAGATAAGTATAATTTCCAACAAATAAATATCCAAACAACAAATGGCACTCCTGTAGGAACCTCATTAGGAGGAGAATTTGACAACTTATCTTATATCCGTTCTATAGGCGAGAGACTAAGAGGACCAAACCAATTAGCTTCAATCGAAGACGAAATACTTGATTATCAAAGGACTTACAGGATTCTAAATAGAGAATGCAAAAAAATGTCTCTCAATTTTAGAGTCTCATCTCTTTATGTTTCTTTAAAATATCAAGATCTAAAATTAATTGATGAAAAGGGTTTAGTCATAGATGGAGTCACTAAAGCGAATATATCTTCAAGTACTTTTACTTTAAATCCTGAAGGTAGACAATTTGAACAAGGCCAAACAACATTAGATGCTGGAGTAGGATCTGTAATCCGCCATAGTTTTAAAATTAGAATAAGGATATCTCCAATTTATAAAGAAGGGTATAATGCCAATCTGCCAACTATTGATTTAATAGCAAATAATCCTAAAGTAATCAATGACACTAAAGACCTAATAGTACCTGTAAATTCATTTCCTCAAGTATTTGAGATACAATCAAAAGGAAAAATCACACAAGGTTATTCTAAGCAGATTATTTTTGACGCTTCTTCTAATTTTAATTCCTTAAGTGAAAACGATAATTGGCTAGGGTGGGACATATCAGTTTTAAAGATCACTCCAGAAGATACATATTCTTCAAGGGCTTCATTCGTAAGCTTAGAAAGTATTACTGAAATTTACTCTTCTTCTTTTAGATATACAAATTCTGCAATCGTCACTTCAAAATTTAACGCTGCATATTTCTCAAAAATTCCAGAAAGATCTTACGACGTTAAACTTCTAAAAGTTAAAGTTCCTTCTAACTATGATACTATAACAAAAACTTATGGCAACACCACTCCTCTCTCAATAACGCAAACAAGTTCTTTTAAGAAAACAGATAAAGCATTAACGCAAGATTTCTTTTTGGGCGAAAATAATGTTTATACAAATTCTAATAACACTAATCCCCCAATTACAGATGGATTAATAGCTCAATTTGATGCAAGCAATCCCTCTTTAACTGCATCTGCTGGAACTTTAACCAACTGGCCTAATACTGTTGCGGGTTCAACTATTAAATGCATTTTAGGAAATGGCACTTATTCATCTCCAAATGGAAGCGCAAACAAGCCAACATATGGATCAACATATTCTGAGCAGAGTCCAAATGGTGGGTATGGAGTTTCTTTTACGACTACGCAAAAAGTAAGATTCGTTTATCAAAATGAAAACGACCCCTTATCTGATTCAAGCAATAATTATACTGTATTTGCTGTATGTAAATGGCATAGCACCGCTTCTAACACTGAGAGAAACAGAATAATTTCCTCTTACAGTCTTGAGAATACTTTTGTTTTAGGATTTGACGCTAAATTTAATAGCACTTTCACAATAGGAAGCCGAATGTATGGCGCAATGCCTACTAATTTTTATCAATTTAATCGATCAAATTATTGGAATGACGCTAATGATCCTAATACTTACATAGTAGGAGCAAGCGTAAACAATCTAAAAGATATAAATATATTCTGGCAAAATACTAACTACTTTGTAAGACCAATCAATCCAGTTGCTGCGCCAAAAGGATTAGCGATTAATTATTCGAACGCAAGCAAATGCACAGTTTTTGAAATCTTGGTCTACAACAAAGCTTTGTCCAAATCAGACGGTATAAAAATAAGAAATTGGTTAAATAATAAATGGAATGTAATTAGAACAAATGTAAGCACCGTTGCTTCTATTGCTGGCTCATTCAATACTAATGTTCTTGATGTAACATCTTCAACAGATATACAAATACCTCTCAAAACTTTGTGCGCGAATGGGCAAAGAACAAAAGCATATTCTTACGCTGGCGGCAACTTGACTCCAGCAGATTATTATGAATTTGATTTAATTCCTCAAAGATATTGGAATAGCTGGAAAACTCCATCTAAATTCAATCTTAGAGACCAAGGATTTAGTAGTTTTTATTGCGACTTTTTTATTAAATTAAAATCAGCTACTTCTTATAGCGGAAATTATAGTTTAATAAATAGGCAAAACCAATTTAACCTTTCGATGTCAGTTTCTGGAGAAAGCATTAGCTTGGTACTTACAATAATTTCTCCAAATGATGACAAAGAATATAAAATAACTAAAGCACTAGACTCTACAAAATATAGCGTCACTAAATTAAAAGAAAATTTCACAAGAATTAGTTTATACGTTTTACCCAAAGTAGTAAAACCTAATATCACTTTCGTAGAGAATGCATTTAAAGTAACAAATATAAATATCTCAGACAAAACT